GGCTTGGCATATCTCGCGATGAGTTTAACCGGATGCGCGGTGAAGGCGGCGAAGGCAAATGGACATACTGGCACCCGCTCATTGCCAAGATGATGAACCGGCATGATTGCGTCAGCCTAGTGAAGTCTATGGGTTGGCCGCCCCCCCCCCGGTCCCGTTGTTGGATGTGTCCCAATCAAGGCCCAGCAGAATGGGCTGACTTGGACAAAAACCACCCCATTGACGCTGCCAAGGCAAAGGCTTTTGAGGCTGAAATACAGGTTAAAGACCCAAACGTGTACTTGCGTAATGCACTAGCAGAAGATGGAGATTGTATGTCAGGATTTTGTTTTACATAGGAGACGCCATGACCGAATCATCAGCCCGCATTGCGCTGGCCGAATTGGCCCAGGGCCGCACCCAGGACGAGTACATCGCGCTGGTATGGGCGCAGCGTTACCCTAATTCCAGTTCCGCCGCATCAACAGGCTGGCCGTTTAAACATAGCGAAGGCATTGAGCAGCCTAGCAAACTGAGGAAGATCAAATGAAAGCCTCCGATTTCCTGTCCCAGGTCAGCCTAATCGTCCGCGAGCGCGGCGAAATATATGGCGACCCAAGGGCCAACCTGGGCGACACAGCGGCCCGCTGGAGCGCCACGCTAGGCCACAAGGTCAGCCCGGCCCAGGTTGCCATGTGCATGGTTGATTTAAAGATGAGCCGCCTGAAAGCCAGCCCGCAGCACCTAGATTCATTGCAAGACATTTGTGGTTACATCAGCCTTTTGGCTGAAATTGTGACCGACTAAGCATCTGCTGCCTCACCCCCAGCAGGAGCGGTTATCCCCCCGGTAAACTTGGCGGTTCGCCGGGGGGATAATTACCGCTCGATCACCCACACATCTGGCGACTTCTCGTAAATCTTCTTGGCTGCTTTCAGCTTCATCAGCACTCTGTTGATGGCGCGGCGGGCGTTGTCTGGGTTGTCGCCGCCTAGCGGCTTGGCTTCTGTCCGCATCTCATGTGTTGTGACTGGCTCGCCTGAATCCAACATCCGCAAGATCATGCTGCTGTACTTGCCTGACTTCAGGTTTTCGGCAGCTTCGCGGGCCTTGTCAGAGAAGTTGGCGACTAGGCTCGTCTGGCGTTCACCATGCTCGTTTACGCCCAGATCGACGCTTTCCATGTCAAAGTAATATGGCTGATCTGGGCGTTCACCGTCCTTCATTTTGACAACTGACATTTTGCAGGACAGGGCTTCGGGGTCTGAGCGTTGAACTGAGAGCATGGCGTCCAGGTTGGCTGCGATGGCTGAAGACCCGCGTGGCCTGTTGGCTGCGTCCACGTTGTAGCCTGTGTGGTGAATTATCATGACGGTGCAACCGAAGGGCGCTCGTAAGTGTTGGTTGACCGCCCGAAAGAAGTCGCTGATCTTTGTGGCGTCATTCTCATCACCGCCGCCAAACATCTGGGATAGCGTGTCCAGCACGATCAAGGTGGGCGGGACGGGCATTTCGGCAATGTCCATGCGTAAGCTGGTCATTTCCTCTTGGACGGTCAGATTCAATGGGGTAATGCAAATGTTAAACCCCGGCACAAACTCTTGATTTAAATGTGTCTTCGCCCATGCGTGAGCGCGTCGATAGATACCGCCGCCGCCTTCTGCGGCGCAATATACGACTGGGCCTTGCTTGGTCCGCATTCCCATCCATTCCAGGCCAGAGCATATATGCAGGGCGGCTGATAGGGCGACGAACGACTTGAATGTTTGGCTGGCCCCGAACAGGCACATCATAGCGTCTTGTGGGATGACCCCATTGACCACCCAGTCCACGTTGGCCGTGCGCTCCTTTAGCTGCTCCATGCTCAAAACCAGCTTGGGAAACGGGTTGGGCGCTGGCTTGTCCTCTGGGGCAAACTTGCCTGCAGTCTCTACCATGCGGACCAGATCAGGCCCAATGCGGACCAGCCAGCGGTCCATATCAGGCCCAGCAGCGGGCGGCTTGCTTGCCATCATGATTGACCGCAAGTGATTTACTACAGCCCCACGGTGCATCCCAGAGGCCACCATAGACGCGCTGATCTTCAGCAGAGCGTCATGGTATGACCGCTGGGATAAGTCTGGGTTGATGATGTCTTTGTATAGCTGCGAGGCATCGCCTGTCCCGGCTTTTATGTCTTCTTGGGCTTTGGCCTTGCCTATGCTGGCCCGCAGGTCTTCTAGCTTGATCCCGAATACTGCGGCTGCGTCAGCCAGGCTGTAGACATCCTTAAAGTCAAACTTCAACATCTTGGTGGTGAAGATGCCGTCTGGTCTAGCCTTAGTGTTTGACCCCACAGGTAGCCGTGCGTAGCGGACGGGGTTGTTGCCGTTAGAGTCGGCAGAGATTAGCTTGTCGTCTGCCATCTTCTGCAAGACGGCTTTAATCAAGGGCAGGTTCTGGGTATCGCGGTCCTCTGGGTCCAGCAGCATACCGATCTGGACGCTGTTTGGACTGGTCTGGAGCTTATAGGACACCTTGCCCAGAATGGCGTCTGGGTCGGCGTCATCGGCCACCAGGACGGCTAGGCGTCCGAATGTTTCGTTGGACCGGCGTTTTGTGCCGTCGCGGCTGTAGAGGACTGACACGCAAAAATATGTATTATCTTCTTGACGTTGATCGAGAACAGCCTTTTCATTGTCGGTTCCCCCGTAGGCGTTCCCGCTCCAAACACCGGGCAGCGCCTTATTGGGGTCTGACGCAAATGCCGTAGTCCAACCAAAGTCGTAGTCTGCCCGCAGCTTGCCATACAGGGCAGCTAGGAACTCAGAATTACGCAGCATTGAAGCCTCGTTTTAGATGCCGGAAAGCATTTTAATTGTGATTTTGATTTTGTGCTTGTCTGCGTACTTCAGGATTTTGGGCCAGTATTTCTGCGGGACGCGCCCACTCGTACCGCGCTCAACTAGCCACAGCGAAACACCTGATTGCGTTAGACCCACAAGCTTGGCGGTCTTCGTAACCCCGCCCAGCATCGTACAGATTGTGAAGGCCGGTTCACACCGACCCTTGATGGTTGCCATTGCTAAAACCTTTTGAGACGGCGCGGACCATGAGGTGCTTCGCAAAGGATGACAAGACCAAAAATAACTAAAACCCATATTGATTTTAAATTGTAACTTAGACTACAAAGGCTCCCGAAATGATTCGATAGGAGACTGACTAATGGCGTTTGACTTGAAGTCCATACTTAAGAACACGGCTATCTCTAGCCCGCGTGTTTTGCTGTATGGCGTTGAAGGTATTGGCAAAAGTATGTTTGGCGCATCTGCACCTAACCCCATATTTATCTGCACGGAAGACGGCCTTGGCTCGCTTAAAGTCGATAGCTTCCCGCTAGCTAAGTCATCTGATGATGTGATGGAAGCTATTGCTACGCTGTATTCCAGCAAGCATGAGTTTCGCACTGTGGTCCTTGACTCGATGGATTGGCTGGAGGCCATGATTGCCAAGGAAATTGAGACTAAGTATGATGCCAAAGACTTGGCCTATGGCCGTGCGGCTGTGTACGCCGTTGGACGTATGCGGGAGATACTGGACGGCCTGAACGCTCTGCGTAACGACAAGGGCATGATCGTCATTCTGATTGCCCACTGCCAGATACGCCGCTTTGATAGCCCAGAAGTTGAACCATACGACAGATACATGCCCAAGTTGCAGGACAAGGCTAACGCTGTTGTCCGCGAGTGGGCTGACTGCGTTTTGTTTGCCAACTATAAGACCGTTGTGAAGAAAGACGATACTGGGTTTGGCACTACAAACAATCGCGGCATCAGCACTGGCGAGCGTCTGCTGTTCACCAGTGAGAAGCCCGCATACATGGCTAAGAACCGCTATTCCATGCCTGAATCCATCCCGTTGTCTTGGGATGACTTTGCCGCTGCAATTAATTAACCGAGGAGAACTGCACTATGCCTATCATCGACTTTGACGCTGTTGAACTTACTGAATTTGCACCGCGTACCTTTGAAGCCCTACCGCGCGGCGACTACACCGCCATGATTACCGATAGCGTACTGAAGGACACTAAGTCTGGCTTGGGCCAGTACATCGCGCTGACGATGGAGATCATCGACGGTTCGTATTCTGGCCGCAAGATTTGGGACAACCTTAACGTCAAGAACCCTAATCCTACCGCTGAGAACATCGCCAAAGCTGGCCTTACCCGCTATTTCCAATCGTGCGGTCAGGACT